AACGCTTCTGCTCTTACGTCTGCTTACCTCGTCCCTCTTGGTCGAGCTGTTTCTAGTTCTGGTATAAGTATCGAGATTGGCCGCCCTGTTTTTGTCAATATTCCCGTTTAATAGTCAATATCTATAATAGAATTAAACTATAACTAGTTACCTAACAGGCTATGGCCGATAGAGCAATTTTTAATCGTAAATACACCTCGTTTACCCCAGCTGGAACTGAGGTTTACTTAATAAACGGCGCAGGTATAACGACATCACTTCCCACAACACAGAATTTCACAGCAGGAGCTAATTTAATTCAAGGTACAGTTGTTTACGTAAGTGGCGCTTTGGTATTCCCTGCGAGCGCTGTAAGCGGTATAGCCTCTTTTAACTTTGGTGCTATTGGTGTCACCGCAGCATCAGCAGGGGTAACTTCCGGCGTGGCTGTCAATGTGGATGATGTTGTCGTCGTGTCAGCTGCGAATATTACTGCGGAAACTACATTAGTACCCGGTGAATACTACTATTTATCTAAATTTACTGGACAACTTACTCGTTTTACGACAGCTTCTGGCTCAATTACTGCATCGGGCACAGATCAATACCAAGCTTTAGTTGCGTTAGGTAAAGCATTTAGTACAACTGAGCTTGAAGTTGAGATCTTACCCCCGACTCTTCTAACTTAGGGTCGCTATACTTAATTTAGAATCTTAAACGTTAGCACTAAAATGGTCCTAAGAAAACCGCTCGTAATAATTAACGGGCTGTCCTCTCAGCTGCCTCCTGGAGACACTATTGAAGGTGCTTCAGTCTCAAGTGTAGCTACAGCAGGAAGTGGGTTAATCGGTGGCGGTTCGGTAGGTTCTAATTTTAGGTTTGATCTTCAATTAGCCCCTAACCCTAGCGGACTAATTTTTGTTAGCCCAAGCGGGTTAGGTATTGATGGACAATCTCAAGCATCAGGTAATGCCGCTTTAGTTGCCGCAAGCACTGCTTTAGCAAGTGGTAATGCTGCTTTAGTAGTTGGAACCACTGCTTTAGCAAGTGGTAATGCTGCTTTAGTAGTTGGAACCACTGCTTTAGCAAGCGGCAATGCTGCTCTCTCACTGTTAGCAGCCGGTGTGGGAGTTACTGAAGACTTTGCTTTTGCTCTTCAGTAAAAATATCGTGCTATAGTTAGTGTATTAAGAGGTTTGACATGGCTTCCTTTTATACTGTTAGCGGTGTTTCTCTGGCTAGCCAGGGGATCAGTCCGACGGAGGTTAAAGTTTATAAAGCGGCGTTTCCAACTTTAGTTTTAGGCGCGGTAGCAGCGAACGTCACTACGGGTAATGCCAATGTTTCGTTTATTTTAAAAAATAGTTCTGATGCAACTATTTCTTATCTTGCAAAAAATGTTGTTGTTTCTGCCGGCGGCTCTTTAGATGTAATTTCTAATAAACTTGTTCTTATTTCTGGTCATTCTCTTAACTGTACTCAGAGTACAGCCAGTGGGATTGACGTTACCGCTTCGTTTTTGGAGATTCGCTGAAAATGAGTAATCGCTCTGGAGCCGCTGGCTATAAAGGAAATATTCCTTCGCAGTTTTTTGTTTCTTTTCCAGGTGCTCTAAATATTGACGAAATTAACAAACCTCAGGAATCAGTCTTATACCCAAGTAGTGATAATCAAGCTCTTGTTTTAGGTCTGACTACTCCTAATGTTTATGGTAGGAATCAACCTTTTCAACGCGCAGTAACTGTTACTGCAGATGGACAAAGGAATCAGTATCATTATTTGGGAATCAGCGGTCAGGCGTTTACCAACGTGGGATATGGTGGTGCGCTGGCAACTTGTCCCTATGGCGGCGGTGTAGGTGTAACTAAACATCGAGTTAATATTGATTTGGGACAGTCGGTAACTTTAAATCAAGCGTTTGTTATCGCTACTTCTGACTTCTTTGGTCCATCCCCAGGTGTTTTTGGTCATACAACTTCACTAACTAGCACAACTGGCACTAATCTATATAGCGTAACTTTAGGAAACGCCAGTGTTCTGATAACTTTCAGCCCTGTGACTAGTAGGTATTGGTTTCTAGAGTGTAATTTTCCTGGTGCTGGTTGCGGAGGTTGCGGGTCAAGTTTCTACCTTACGGGCGTAAGGACTTCTGACAATATTTGGTTACCTTTAAGGGCAATACCGTATGTTGCATCTAAGGCTTATAAGGAGCCTTTTGATAATTTCCCCTATTACATTGTCAATGGGGATAGTTCGACTATAAGTCCGGATCCTTGGGTTACTCGTCAAACAACATCAACAATATATAAAGCTACCAGATCACCCGGCGGGATAGATTTAAATGGAAATGGAGTCATACAGATATCTGGTATAGCTACTGATAATGGCAGACCTTATGTAGGGCAAACAATCTCGGGGACCTCAAGTAGTGCTACAGGCAGGGTCCTATATACAGACACTAGTTCTTTCTATGGTTATGGAGATATTGCTAGCGGAGTAGCAGAAAGTGCAACAATTATTTACGAACCGACCTCCATAGCTTCTTTTTCAGCAGGGGAGAAAATCTATTCAATAGCTTCCTCAAAACCTGAACCAAAATTAACCAGTTCACCTAATACTTTTACTTCCAGTTCCGTTTTAAAAGTTGGTTCCGGTCTTATAAACGGATCCGGATCCGTTCTCGCCACGATTATTAATAATAATAATTGGTATATGAACACTTCAAACAGTCTTTATATAGCGGTTTCCGGTACTCCATCTAGTACTTCCAATTTTCTAGGGTATTTTGATACTAACCCTACTTCTACTTTTCTTTCAAATAATCAAACTTTGTTCTATAGCGCAAGCGGAACTATTTTATGTAGCGGTATTTTGTACCAAAATATCTTGTTTAACACAGGAAGTGGTTATTTAGACATAGATTATCAGTTTACAGGTGCTTTTGAGGGTTCAACTTTGAACACAGCTAGTGTTATTAGTCCTGGTAGTGGAGGTTGGACCTGATTATGTCTCTATATTCTTATAAAGGGGCTGAACCAGCCAAACTTCAAAATTCTGTTTACGTTGAAGGAGGGCTTATTCGTACAAATTTATATTCCCTAGATGCGGAACAGCTAGAGGAATTAGGATTTACTGGACCTTACGCTTTACCAGGGCTTTCAGAGTTCCAATATTCCACGTGGGATTCAGAATCTTTTTCTTACATTATTTTTGATCTTCCTAGTGATTATGTTTGGTACAGAGAAAAAGTAGTTTATGACCCTCAAACTAAAACAATAGATATTGTTCCTATTCCTGAACAAGAAGTGCAGGAACGGTTTGCCCTCAAGTTTAAAGAATTAAAGGCTAAACGGAAGGAGCTATTTACACAAGCTGACTTTGCTGTCTCGCTTACCGCTGAATTTCTTTGTGACATTTGTGAGCCAGAAGTTTTGCAGTATGAAGAGTTGATTAAATATAAAAATGAGTTGCGCGACTTATTTGAAAATACTGATGATCCTTTCCAGGTTAAGTTTCCTATTCCTCCTGGTAAACTTGATCGCGTTTTAAAAGGCCAATATGGTGCTATTTTTACTGACTAATTTTTGTTATCAACTCGCCACTTTCGCCGAATCACTGTTCCAATACGCAAGAGCCGCTAACTCTCTTATTGGACACGTATTCTAACCCCGTGGAAATCGACGGGTTTACAACCATTTTCGTAATGTCACGAATATGGTAGGCGAGCAACATCCGGAAGTTCCGGATAGTTCGAATGTACTCAGTAGATCTCATGACTAATCAACAACGCCCCATTACCCCGCCACCGGAACTGGTGGAGCAGTGGTCAACCGAGTGCAGTGGGATACCAAGTATTGCCGCTGAAGCTGCCCAGTGGGGTGCCGACCAAGAGCTGGATAAGTGTTGTGAATGGCTTGTTCAAAGCAACGAGGAAATGAGCCATAGAATGCGCATCGCCCGCCGCCCTAAGCCTCCGAGTTTGAAGGAGCAGGCGCTTGAGGCCTTTGAAGGAATAAAATTGGAAGGTAACACAGCCCGCGCCGACTTGAGCTATTCGGATTGGTGCTTTATTCGCCGCGCATTGGAGGCATTGCCGAACGAATAAACTTTTACCCAGCGTCCTTCCCCAATAGTCCCGCACACTACGAGTTATGAGCACGTCCGTATTTTGTCGTTAACGGATTGGCATTTCGTGGTCTACAAGATTGCTAGGTGCTAATCCGTGATCCACAAAACCGATAAGTCAACGCCACTAGCTAGTTACGCATTTTTAGAATTTACTAAAAAAAAGTCTATACTTAGTAAAGAAAGACTTAGTTTAATTGGCTGTTCAACCAAACATTTTTTTAAACGAGTATCTTGATCCGATTCAGGAGTCGGGGGAAGGTTTGTTTAGTTACAATCCCCGCATGGAGGAGTATGAGGATATTGCGAATCTAGGTATTATCGAACAACTTTTTAACAAAGCTCGCCGTGGTTACGGACAAGTAGATAAAAATGTTTTTGGCGGGCTGTTACCTGGTGGAGCAGCCACACCGATTGGTGCTGGATTTCAAGGAGTTAAAGAACGTAGAGGAGGCCCTCCGCTTCCTAGTGAGTTAACTAGAAAAACCGCTTCTGTAATAGATAGACTTTCTAATCGTATTGTGGAGGCTCAACCTGTTGTTGAAAGCATTGTAAAAGGATTACCGGGTCCTGTACGTACAGGTTTGTCTGCTGGACTTAATCGGGTCCCTTTTAGTGCTAATTTATTTGCAAGATATTATACTGGCCTGGATAACGAAGGTTTGCAAGTACCCAAAGATATAACTAATGGTATTTCTCAACAAGTAAATGAACCAGGGTATAAGGCGGGTGTTTTAAATGATTTACGGGGTCAAAAGGAAGGACTTATGCAATCTGTTCCGTATTTACCTAACTCAAGCTTTGTAGCTGAAATAAATAGTGATTTAAAAAAAGTAGAGCAAGGTATTTACCCTTATAATCCATATCCTCGCTACGGAAGATCTACTAGTAACAATAACCCTCTTAGTTCCCCTGCAACTTCTGTTGGACGAGCGTGGATAAAACCAAAAGATGGAGGTGGTTTTGAAGGTACAGACAGGTATAATTTTGAGTATGCAGATGCTGATAAGTTTGACAAAGTAATGTCGGGTACAGGTATAGGTTTAGACTTCCTCCCACCTTCTAAGCTTCAAGCTCTCAGAGCTGCTGGGTACGATCCTTATTTAGCTCCTAGTTTACAAGGGCACGTAACACGTGCGCCTATCGTAGAGTTCTTAAGAGGAGTAGTTATGCAAATGCCAGACAAATCGTTTTCTTATGATATAAAGAAATAAAAGTCTGGGTGCACTGATTAGTCCGGTCAACTTCTAAGTTATTTCAAATTTTATAGTGTGCGGTAAAATAAGGTTTCTTATCCCAAAAGATGAAGCCAAAATTTCTTGTCATACTGGACCAAGCAATTAACGAGGGCGTCCTCCGTGGGTACAGAAGGGCACTTAAACATGACGAAAACCCAAGTGAAGAACGTATATGTGAGACTATTGAAGAATGTGTGCTAGGTTCTCTCTATGAGTACTTTGATTTTGATGAGGAGGGACAGTTCCCATATTAGAACTCAGCAAAAACCGTTTTTAAGAGGTGTTTGAATGAAAAGAGTCTGTAACTACTGCAATAAAGAAAAACCCTTAGACAAAAAACATTTTGAACTAGTTAAAATGTTTAAGCAAGGATACTCTTTTTGTTGTTTAAATTGTAATGAGCAAAATAAAAAACCAAAAATAAGAAAGAAAGACCAAAAGTTTCTTAGTGAAAAATTAGAGGTGAAGATGCAACACCGTGATCTTGAAGAATTGGTAAGTATCCTTGGGTACTACAAAGGAATGGTTGAATCCTCTGAAGAGCAGGAGATAACTGTAAGTAATATAAATCGTATGCTCGGTAAAGTAAGACACGAATTAAACAAACACAATTAATACCAAATTATTCTTAAACAAAGTGAGTGTAGACTATTAATTTTTTAATTTCTGACTGCTTTAAATTTAGGTATAATTAGAACACGTAAAAAGTGCTTTCTTGTGTTTGTTTTAAACGGTCGTCCTTTGCCTTTAGACGTTCCTTTTGAGACTGGGGATACTCTTTTTCCTGCAAATTGGTTACGTCTAGCTTCGCCTCAACAGAGAGAAGCCATTGGTATTACTGAAGTTCCTGACCCCCCTAGTCCTTATTACGATCAGCGCTTTTACTGGGGTTTTACCGCCAGCGGAACTTTAATCCCTAAAGATCATGGGGTCTTAGTTTCAGGCTGGGTAGATCAAACAAGAACGACCGCAAATACTCTTTTAAGTCCTTCTGATTGGGCCGTGGTTCGTATGGTTGATAATGGAACACCTATTCCAAGCGGAGTTCAAGCTTGGCGTCAAAGCTTACGTTCATGTTGTAATGAAAAAGTAGTACATATTTCTACAACTATTAATACTGATGAGTTAGCAGGTTACATTACTGGTTCCGGCTACCCTGTTTGGCCTCCCCAAGATCAACCAGTTAATGTCCCCAACGAAGATAACAGTCTTGATTTTATAGCTGCAGGTAACAGTGTGCTCACAGGATTTAGTGGTGATTCTGTGTTTACTGGAATTTCTAGTGGAGACGTAATCTATACTTCTGGGGGTGTAGATACTGTGATTCTTTAAAAATAATATTTGGCAGATATTTTTAGCTAAAATAAACGTAATCTTGCACACAGTTTGTGAGCGAGTCGGAGCTTGTATTTAATCTTCAGTGCCTACAAAGGCGCACCGCAAGAAAAAAGTTTCGGAAAGACATTTTAGATGCGTGGGATAATACATGTGCGTACTGTTGTTCTGATCGTGCTCATACACTTGACCACATAGTTCCTAGAGCTAAAGGAGGACCCACAAAAAGGGGAAATTTATTAGCTTGTTGTCCTACTTGTAACTTACAAAAATCAGACGAGTGCTGGCTTACGTGGTACCGCTCTCAAACATTCTGGAGCGAAGAGAAAGAATTAATTATCTGGAATTGGTTGAGCTATAACCACGAAAAAAGTATTGCTGCACGTGAGTATGAAGAATCTTGCCGAGAGCCTCTAAAAATCTCGGCAAGCTCTCCGGAGCAACAATCAGCTTTTAACGAGTCGGGTGATGACGCCAGCTAATATCTCGAGCACTCGGTAATATTTCGCAACCACAGCGTTGTCTTTAGGGGTAGGGGTTAAATTTACGATAGCCAGTGCAAGAGCGTGGACAGCAAATAAAACTGTGAGCAGGTCCTGTGAGTGAGTTAGAATTTGTTGCATGGGGGAATTAGGTGTCTTTTAGTAGTTTAGTTACTCTCTTTTAAAAGTGCTCTTTATCTCAATTTCTCCTCCAAGCAACTGTTGAGCTTTAGACCCATCTGGTTCATGTTCAATTATTAAAAATTTAGGTTGTTCTTCTTTTTCCCAATCTTTTTTTAGTTGCTCAACCTCAAGATCGATTTTTTTTAAAGTTGATTCAGTTTTCCACAAAACCCAATCTTCTTTACAGTAGATTAATATTTGGTTAATAATTTTATTTTGTCTTAACGAAACAAAGTGTTGTACAAGTTCTTGTACAAGTTCATAAGTGATAGCAAACCAAAAATTATAGTTAGATTTTGTCACTAATCCGACTCAGTATTAACTGATCTAGTTTATCGTTAATGTGATTTAATCTGTCCTTAATATCTGATAAGCCTGAATTTAAGTCAGTTTTTGACGCATATGTACGTGGAAAATCTGTAATATCTTTTTCTACTTGGTCTAATCGTTTTTTGATTGAGCTAAATCTTTGGTTTAAAATACCTTGTCTTTGCTGGTGAGACCAAGTAAAAAGTCCTGCCAGAGTAGCGATTGCTGCAATTAGAGTTTCAGGACCCATTTTTCGCTTGCACTTATTTAAAGTTTAATTGGTTTTGGTTCCAAACGAATCTTAATTTTGGTTTAAAATATAAACAACAAGTCTTCTCGTACATGTCTCAATTCACTAAAAATTTAGAGTTGGACTCTGTTGTAAACAGTGGTTTAACCGATTCTTCCCGACGGGATTACTCGACTCATTTTGATCAGCGCCGCACCGTTGATGCCAGCGGCGTGGTTTTGGTTACATCTGCTAGCAGAGAGTATGCAGCAGACGGGTTTTTTGGCCTTGCTGATTATTACGCCCTTACAGTTAACGCAACGGGAGTTCTTCGCGTAAACATTCGCGATCAAAACTCTTGCGGTAACGTACTTATCCTGAATAATTCAGGCCAAGTGGTGATGACTGCCCCTCCGTCTAAATATAGTGCCCGCGCCAACGCCACAACCACTACCAACATCTCTTCCTCTGGCTCTTACTACGCTTATATCCAAGTAAAAGGCCGCAGTGGAGCAGAATATCGTGTGGGAATTGATGTGACGGCCACTTGATGAAAATATCCCCTAAAGGAGTGGAGTTTATTACAGGGTTTGAGGGGTTAAGGCTGGAATCTTACCAAGACCAAGCAGGTGTCTGGACGATTGGTTACGGCACAACTGGACCTAAAATCGGCCCTAACCAAACAATAACTAAAGAGCAAGCGGAAGTCTTGTTCGAGAAAGACTTGTTGTTTTTTGAAGATTCGGTTAACGATGCTTTAAAAGTGCAGGTTAATCAGAACGAATTCGACTCTCTTGTAAGTTTTACGTACAACGTGGGCGCTTCCGCGTTAAGAAGCTCAACACTTTTAAAGTTGTTAAATGCCAATACTTCAAAAACAATTGTTGCTGCAGAGTTTTTAAAATGGGTAAAAGTAGGTGAAGGAGTGGTAAGCGAAGGACTAAAAAGGAGGCGTCAGGAGGAAAAAGCGTTATTTTTATTGAAGACTATTAAAACTGCTTTGGCTCATTCTATTGTTGCTAAACGTGACACTTGGCTTAAACGGAAACCTGAGCAAGCAAGCAGTCTGAGCGCCGAAGAAAAACTTTTTGTTCCCAGCGGGTCAGCTCACGTCTGGCAGACTATAAAGATGGTACCAGGAGAAGCAGACTATGAAGTTACATTAGAGGCTCAACCAGAAAAACCCTGGTGGTTTTACCCCTTTCATTGGAAAATTATTAATGATTTAAAGCCTGCGGATGACGAACCTTCTTTTGCGCACCCAGAAAAACTTGTTTTAAACGTTCCCTACTACTCGCAAAGAGACAACGAAAGGGATCCTTTACGTACTTGTTTCTCAAGTTCTTGTGCGATGCTTCTCAAATATTTAAAACCTAACAGTATTAAAGGAGATGATGAGTACATAAATACAGTTTTTAAATACGGAGATACTACAGATCCAAATGTACAAATTAATACTTTAAAAGATTTTGGATTACAAGCTAAATTTCTTCAAGATGGAGGGTGGTCGCATATAGATAGCCTGTTAAAGGAAGGGATCCCTGTTCCGATCGGGATTTTACACAAAGGGAATGTGTCTCAGCCCAGTGGCGGACACTGGATTGTTATTATCGGAAGATCCGAGGATAATACGAAATACTATGTTCACGATCCTTTTGGGGAGTTAGATCTTGTAACCGGAGGCTACTCTAGCTCTAACGGCAAAAATTTAAGTTATTCCAAAAAAAATCTAGGTCCTCGTTGGATGATTGAAGGACCAGGCTCCGGTTGGTTTATTAAGGCTAAACTTTGAACTGGTTCGCTCTCCTCAGACAGATTATGACTTTTGATCCCACAAAAACTTGTTTTCCTTGGAACGTGGAGAGGGAACAGAATAAAGTAGAGTTTTTAGAAGAGTTGTATGAGCATTATGCCCCCAGTAATCACTGTTATACAGGTTTATTTCTTCGCTATCAAAAAGATCTAGCTGAGTTTGTTAAAGACTGGTGCTGGATAGACCCAGAAGATTCTAGATTCGGTAAACCCTGGCTGTTCCCCGTACCTTTATAACCGGAGAAAATTAATGACTGAAAGGAACTATAAAAAAGAATATGAAGACTACCACGCTCACCCGGAGCAGATTAAACGTCGTGCTGCTCGCAATAAAGCGAGACGTCACTTAGAGAAAGAGGGAAAAGTAAGCAAAGGGGACGGTAAAGATGTTGATCATAAGGACCATAATCCTTTAAATAATAGTCCTGCTAACATTAGAGTTAGATCCCGTTCGGCTAACCGGAGCGACAAATAGTGGCTATTATTCCCGGCACTGACATCACAGGAAAAATTCCCGAAGATAGGCTTTCGGGGATGCAGTTTCCTCCTGGGTTAACAGGTTATAACCGGCAACCAGGATTAGCAATGCGTCGTGTTATGACACTAGATAATCCGAATAGGATTGCTTCCCAGATTGAACACGACCGTGGAGTTTACAACCGACCTCCCGTAAACCCTGTCGAGTATTCAGAGGGAAACATAAAGAAGAGTACAGAGCTTACAGGAGTAGCTGGGTATAACCACAGAGCTATTCCGTTAAAAGATAGTGCGGATGATATGAGTCAGTTTGAATATCTAACAGCTCTAAGACAAGCAGAACCAGGTCAACGTTTGCGTATGCAGCAGGGACTACTTGACGCAAAACAATATTTTTTAAAAACTTTGACACTACCTACTGAATATGCATCCCGTAGCAGTAATATGGTTGATAATTTAATGTTGTTAGCTAGAACAAAGTTAAGCAATAAAAAATAATGAGCGATAATAATTTTCCTATTCGTCTTGCCGGCCAACGTCTAGGCTTAGAAGCAACTAAACTCTCGGGGATTACACCTTCAGAAGTCACTCGCAGACTTCGTTATCAAGAAGCTTTTCCACGTACATAAAAATTTTCCAGCGTGGGCTTATTATAGGCTCAATCGTTTAGCCCATCGTGCAGCACAGTGTTCAGCTAGATTGGATCACACCTGACGCGGAACGAGTAATTGCTCGACATGCAAGAGTAAGTTCAAAAGATCCAGAAAAAGAAGAGTACGCAAAACTTATAAAGTACTGTGTTCGTCAAGGTCACTGGAGTATTTTTGAACAAGCTTCTGTAAGTTTTGAAATCATAACTTCTCGTGCTATATCCGCACAAATAATTCGTCATAAATCTTTTAATTTTCAAGAAACCAGTCAACGCTACTGTGATCCTTTGGATCTTTTAGAAGAAGATAGGTGTTGGGATTTTGATTTACGTAAACAAGATCCAAAAAATCGTCAAAACTCTACTGATAATGTTGATGTTGAGGTGGCTTCTAAATTTAAGCAACGAATCTCTGATTATTTTCATGAAGGAAAAAAACTGTATACGGAAATGTTAGAAGAGGGAATTGCAAAGGAGTGCGCCCGAAATATACTGTTAATGTGCTCACCTACGAAAATTCATATTACTGGTTCTGTACGATCTTTTATTCATTATGTTGGCCTTCGAGCTTCTATCGAGACACAAAAGGAGCACCAACTAATTGCTATCGCAATAGGAAATAAACTTTCACCTATTCTCCCGACAACAATCGAAGCAGTGAAAGTGTTGGCTCAAAACGACCACAGCCTGCGGGGATGGTTTAATATAACGTATAGATAAAGCGAAACCGGGGCTTGATTAGGCCCCGGAATAATCGCTTTGCGCGTTCGTTTATTATAAAAGGTTATTCCAAGGACTAACCACTTCTTTATTATTATTTAACTTTGTTGGGTTTTCTACTGAGGCACGAGCAAACGCAGACTTTTGCGCATTTTCGCTATTGATTCTGATCGTTCCCTGTAAAGCAATCAAGTTTTGCTTTAATTGAGAGTTCTCCCTAAGTATCGGATCTGTTTGTTGATCAGCCCAGACAGCCGCTCTTGAGACCAATGTGTCGATAATGTTTTGTGTATGAGGGAAGGAGTAAACAACACCTTTTTCAGTTTGGACTTTTTCTCCTCCTTGTTGTGTGCTCAAGGCGGCTAAAAAATTATTAGCTTTATCTATAGTTATGTCAGAAAGATAACTAAGTTGATCAGGATTGATTAGACCTCTATTTGTTTCGTATAGGACACTAAAAACTTTACCTACTTTTGCTGCCTCTTCTACACTTTTATATTTAACTCGACGTCTCTCTAAAGCAACGTGAGCACCTAAGAGGACGCCCCCCGTGGCAGCTAAAGAAGGAGCGTATAAATTCGGAGCTAGTACGGAGGAAGCCGCCGCTCCAGCAAGTCCTAGTGCAAGAAGGGGAGCGACAAAAGGCTCCCAAGAGTTAATCGGGTTTTTGGTCATGTTCATTAAAAGCGGTTTGCCAGACAGGATCAGTTGGGTTCGAGGCCCATTCAACCGGGCTTGGTAGCCGGGTAAGACCAGAGCAAGCTCGGTCTGTACTCGGGTCGAATGGCTTTAATTTTAGTCCGGTAAAAACAGCTTTACCATTTATAAAACGAGGCTCTAAACCAGAAACCTTCAAGACATTCTTAATCGTTTCTTTAAGACGATCAACGAAGCGCGGTTTTGCAGAGTGTTTATATCCATTAGATTTGCAGAAGTTAACGTAAGAAGAATACAACTCTGCATACGCATTTTTCACAAATAAACCCCGCTCTGATTCGTCGGTGCTCGGCCTGAAAGCACCCATACCAATCAATGTCTGGCTATTAGGTGCATACAATGTACACTCTGCTAACCAAGCCACGTAAGGGTTATTAAAAATTAAAGCCTCGAGGTTCGTGGCGTTTAGCGTAGGCACATGCTTTACAGGGTTAGCTAGTATGTCCCTCATGTCGTCGTAAGGCATAGATAAAGCCCACGTAACAACACCTGATAATTCAGGAGCAAGTTCTCCTTCTACTCTGTCCGTGTAAACATTTAAAAGGTCTCTTCGTTTTGACGGAGGGACGACTTTATCCATAATTATTGTCAATCTTCTACGCTCTAATCCACTACTTATATCACTGCTACTAATATGCTCGTTTGAGGCTATGCAAACTAGTACTTCCGGTTTGAAATTAATCACTTCTTTACCATATTTTCTTTCCGCACGTAAAGTATCTGAGGCAGAAGTTATTTTTTTAAGAATATCTAAACGTTTATTAAAGTTCGCCTCATCTGTTAGTAAAAGCAGTTTTTTACCTAGCAGGTTATGACACTCAAATTTATTAGTTTCAATAATCTCTAAATTACTGGTATGAGTCCCAGAGAAACCAGCGAGGGCAATCAATACTTGCTGCAGCGTGGACTTCCCGGTTGCGCCAGGTCCTACTAAGTGCAGAAACCTTTCTCCTGTTGTGTAGCCCGTTAAAAGAGCTCGACAAAAAGCCTGAATAATTATTACTTTATCAGTACCAACGGAAGATTCGAGCCAGGTAATAAAGTTAGGGCACTGAGCCGCTGCGCTGTAAGGAAACGATAGTTTTGTTCGCAGATAAAGGTTTTTATCGTTACCTGGGACAAAATCTAAGTTTTCTGCTTTAAGTATTCCGTTTGTGAAAGGGATACAATTTTTGTTTTTACCCCAAATAGATACACGACCACCATTTACTGATTTGAGCAACTTTGCTTTAAGAATCTGAAAGACGGAACTCACCGTGGCGGAGTTATACCTTTGTAAAACACCAGCTGTAATAAAAGTATCTAAGGTTTTAATCACACGGCGTTTGATATGCTGCTCATCCTGCATGTACCAAATACCTTCATCAAGGTCATAAGTAAAAAATTCATCTAAAGAGGAGTCAAAAAGAAAGTCCTCACCATAGTTGTTGACAATAATATCCGCTACATCATTCTCAGAAAATTGTTTGTTTTCTTGCTGCAGCTTTATTAATTGAGCAGGGCTTTTTGGAGTCGAGTCAGGCATGGTTTCTGTTTGTTTTGTAGGAGAATCTTTTGTTTTTGTTGTTTT